AATGTTTGCCCAGAACTTCACTGGATCCGCATATCCAACCGCATAATCGCCAGTGAGAAGAGGTTCTCCAGTTACTGGGTCATAGATAACATTGCCGTCCAAATCGGTTTCATAAACTGGGATGTGCTCTGAATAAAGTTGATAATATAACGTTTTCTGGTTACGTTTCAGACCTCTCACATTACCACAACCCAATCATCAGCAAGCATATCTGCTTGGCTAGCCAGCCACCCCATCTGTACACCAGACGTTCCAACAAAAGCAATAGCCTTGTTTCCTATTGCGTCATGCTCACAATTGATAACTTCTCCATCAGCAGAAGTGTAACCAATGTTGCTCGCCAACTCAATATATTGATTCTTTCCGTTCCAGCCTTTACGTGCAATTCTTACACCTGCCTTTAGTGCTTCTAATGCCGCACCAAAGCTTGTGCAAGCTTCTTTTTTAGTTTCGGTATAATCTTTAATCACATCAACGCCATATTCAATAGCACATGTGTTTTCAATTCTACAACCTCTAAAATCTTCCCAGCCAGAAGCAAAATACACAACATCAGCAGTTGCCAGCAACTCAAGAGATTTCGCCAAATACCATAACGGTTTTGCGTCCACTGGTGCTGATTGGAAAAACGAATCAATTACCTCAACCGGTTCTCCAAGCATATTCTTCGCACTCTCTATCGCTTTTTCTCGGACTGCCATAATTTCTTCGTCAGTCTTGCCTTTCATAGGCTGAGAAATAAATAATCTTTTCATGATTTTCCTCCACTTCCTCCCAGACATTATAAGCATATCTGCCCACCACCATTATTCTGATATGCACCCTGCGTCCGGCCGGGAGGTTAGCCAGACACGCACCGTCTTAAAAGAAAGCTAATTTTTATTCGCTGTCCGCCTCGCACTCTGCCTCAAAGTTCGTTCCCGGGAAGGTCTTCCAGCCACGGGCAGCACAATATGGGCAATCGTCTGGGTGAGATTTACCAGTCATACGACCGAATTCCGCCATATGAGCCTTGAATTCTTTTTTTTCTGCCGGACTCTCAAATCTTATTTCTTTCTTTTTCTTATCATAAATCATGAACAAATCCTCCTACTTTCAAATAGTTAATGAGCACATTTGCCCCTTTACAAAGTTTTTGCCATAGGCACTACATCAAAATAAAGGTCATCTTCACTCTGATATCCCCGGGAAATCCCGTTTTCAGAATGCGAACTCTGCCCCTCACTTCCCTGTTTCGCCCAATAATAAACTGCGGCATCAAAGACCACATCTCGGTACTTTGAAACCGCCTTTTCCTTTTCCGCATCAGTATAACCATATGGATAACGCTTTGAGCATACCTTGCGAATTGCCCGATTGATGAGAATGAGCAGAACCGGGGTGTCATGTTCGCTCACTTCGTCACCAAGATATGTACTTACATCAGCCAGAATATCTGTTTCCACTCATCTCACCACCTTGCTTATGCCTTAGCCGTTACCGTAGCATTACCTGCCTTAACTGCCTTGTAGCTGGAATCACATTCAACAATAGTTATAACCTGTCCTGTAGCTGCCGTAATATCTGCGCTGCCGTCCCATGCTACCCATGTCTGAACATTCTGACCATAAGATACTGTATTGGCAGAAGTACCTACTTTATATTTATAGGAATTTCCGCTTGACTTTGCCGGGGAAATAGTCACTTTTGTGTCACCTGTAGCCGTACCAGCAATTGAATTAACAGTCAAGGTCCCAAGTGTGCCAGAACCGGTTACTACGGTAGCAATTACCATTCCATACGGATCCGGCAATACCGGGATAAACATACCAGAGGCCTTTGTCCATTTAGCAACCGGATCCTGTGTAGACCACATGGTTACTGTAACGAACATTTTCTCAAATGCCGCCTGGAATGCTGCATATTCAGATTCTTCCGGTGTTGGACCCCAGAGACCAATACCTGCGCTTCCAGATACATCCGCAGTATAGAATGTTACCTTATCTTCATCAAAATATCTTTTATTTGCCTTTGAGCCATTCGACTTGATATATGCAAACATTTCATCACAAGAAATAACCTGTAACTTGAATTCTTCCTGCAACATTCTCTGCAATTCTGCCATGGTCACCAATTTTCCTACGTTGGTTGCACCATAAATGGCAATCTGCATGGATT